CTGCCATATCATGTGGATACCGCATAAGTGCTTTTCCAACTAAAAAGTAGTTGTTTATTGGTATTGTTGTTTGATCTTCCTTGTGATGTGTTTCGCGTTCTTTTCCGTCTATAATTGTGTTCCACGTTTTGTATGTTTTATTTCTGGCCGCCTCTTTGAAATCTTTATGGTTTAAAAAATCAAGGGCTGTATTTTCACTGACCAGACGTATTCGGTCTTCCGAGACATAATATTTTTCGTTCACATGATCCGCCGTTACTTGTGCTGTGGATAAGCAAAAATCTGATATATAAACCTTTGTTTCGCTGTTAAGGTCAATATATTGTGAAATCCATTTCAGCAATTTTGCTTCAAATTGTTCTGCTGCTTTCTTGGCATCAACTCTACCTGTTTCCTTCATAATCAGGATGAGTAAAATTAAAAAACGCATATCATCTTCAATTTTTTTTGAAAATTCAATGCGTTCTTTTTTTTGCTTATTTGTGATTCCCATTTCGCCAAAAAAACTATTGTATGGCATGGACCGTATCTTTTCGATTTCATCAAAACCAAATATCTGTGCCATATCATCACCTTATACCTTCCCGGTTATAGGGCTTGTTTCCAACTGATCTATTTGCCTATCAGTTGGTTCACTGTCTTCCACTGCTGTGGTTCCGCTTGACGCAGCAGCCCTTTGTACTGCTTCTATCATGTCCTTACTGTCATTCCATGTAGCCTCAGTGTCTTCAAAGCCGTCAATAAATTTAAGCGCATGTCTACCATGTACACCAGTCTTAATGAGGGTTGATAAAGCATTTGCTTTGACTGACATGTCATAGTTCTTCCTTCTTGAGAAATGAAAATTGATATCTCCAACATGTACTCTTTTGATTGGATCATCGTCCTTAAGTACATTTGATGGAGTTAATTGGAGTACTTTTATGATAAGTTTAAGTTCCTCTCTCTGAGCCTTGCTTATAATTTGTTCCTCACGCACAGCGTCAATCTCGGCAGCGCTCCATCCACTAGACATATCCATTGCTGTTCCTGTAGAACCGCCACCTTCTGAATCTTGTTGTGTAGGTACTTTGCATTTTTGCAAAATCCTTCTCCAGCGTGTATCTATCGCTGTTAATGTTGCGTTTGTATCAAATGCATTAGATAGTGCCTTGATTTGCGGTGTCTTTCCATCTGGTGTTGTGCTAGTAAGCAACCATTGCCCCGACTTCACTTTTATAGGCTTCTTAGTTTTGGGGTCAACTGGGAAATCAATATCATTGCCCCACCATATCTCCTGAGTTTGCTGCGCTGTAAGGTTTGCAAAATCAGAGACTAGCGTGTTAAGTTCGATACAATCTGATATTTGCCTCTCAAAGCAGCCTGTTCTGTCAACAGATCTCTCGTATTCGACTATCGCTATTTTTTTGAGCGGATTTAATGATTTTTTAACAATTTTACCTTTTGAGACTTCAAAGCGCATCTTGGGGGTGAAACACGTAAAATATTGTTCGCCACTGTCCGTTCTGTATGTTACTCCCATTAGCTTCTTTTGTTTGGCATCATTGCTATATACACAAAAAGCATATCTTGGGTCTAACGTATATATATCCACAAGAGCTTCGTCATCTTCTTCAAAATCGGTTTTAACGTCAACAAGTCGATATCCTACACCTACTTTTTCAACAAAATTGCCAAGCTCCTGATTCTTGTAACCTATGTCACAAGCATTTGTAAGCATTTCGTTAAGTGCAGATATTCCTTCATCGTCTAAGCCTGCTGGTGTTTTGTGAGCGTCTTTGTCAGATCGCTGTATCAGCATTGCTGGCGTTCCCCAAAAATACGCCATTTTGAAATCAGTAATGTAGTTTGCGGCATTATCAGTTACTTTAATATTGATCTCAGGGCGAACAATTTTCGGTCTGTCCAGTGGTTGATCGCCAGCTTCGAAATCTATAAGATATTGCATCTCTAGCCGATTAAACTTATGTTTCTCATATGCTTTTGACAATTCTTTGATTATGTTGTCGGCAGTGATTTCTTTTGCGTCCGTATATATCTTTTGACGTCCCTTTAGCATCCACATTCTGTTCGCCCTCCTTTCTTAATAAAATCTTTTGCCGCTGCTGCTTTTAGCTTGTATCTTTTTTATAGGCTTAACTGACTGCACAATACCGTCCTGTGTAAGAATGCAAGTCATTTGCTCACATTTCCTACATTGCACTTCAAAAGCGTTTGTTGCTTTCTTGTCATAGTGGAAAATAATCCTTCCACAATTAGGGCATGTAATTATCTGGCCACTCATAGTGTTTCAGCCGACAGCAGCATCGAGTCTTGCAATTTGTATACTTCGTCCTGGAAAGACTCGTAATCGGAATTGCATTCCTTCCTGTTCTGCTTGTATAACTCATGGTCGTTTATCCAGTTGCTAAACTGGACTTCTTTGGGGTTGTTTGAATTGATTGATGCCTGAAACGCAAAAACCACTTGATCATTTACTGTGCTGCCTCCCGACAGCGATATACTCTTGCTTCTAATCGTTAACATGGCTGTCTCCTTTTTGGGTAATAAAAAAGCGCCATACATATGTAAGGCGCAATTAACTTTATTTCATACTTTTCTATTGTTGAGAGTATCATAGTAATAGCATGTATTCAAGATGATATCTTGTGTCATTTAGTGATATTAAATGATAGGTTTTAGTGTCATAGGTAACCATGAAATTCCAATTAAAATGTCATAGTTAATGTTGAATTGTTTTTTTATCTGCCTACCAATGCTTTCCTTGATTGATAGCTTGATTACGCTCTTGATTACGCTCTTGATTACGCTCTTGATTACGGGAACTTTGAAAGCCGCATAAATACTAGCTTTTTGATATGCATAGGTAACCAAGAAATTCCGCATGAGTAACCAAGAAATTCCGCATGAGTAACCAAGAAATTCCGCACGAGTAACCAAGAAATTCCGCATGAGTAACCAAGAAATTCCATAAAATATAAAAAGGTAACAATTTTATATTTACAATGGTAACTTATGGTGCTATAATAAACATAAAAGTAGAGAAAGAGAGGTTTTACACATGGCTAGAAAAAAGATTGGGCCAATAACCAGTTTAGGAAATGGAGACAAACTTACTGTTCAAAAAAGTTTACCGCTGTTTTCCTTGTGGCGTTCCGAGCTATCGCTTGCAGAATTTAAGATACTTGACACTTATTTATCACGAATAGACAGTCACAAGCCAGACAGGAGAACGGTTCTTTTCGAGAAAGGCGAACTTGAAAAAATTTTAGGAGTAAAAAAAATCAACAATCAAGACCTCAAGGCAAGATTAAAGCATCTTATGGGAAATGTAATAGAAGTGCAAGATGATAGTGAAAAACAAGGTTTTAGATTGGTGACGTTATTTGAAGAAGCAACGGCAGAGCAAGATGATTACGGTCTGTGGCAAGTAAAGCTAGAGTGTTCTCAAAAAGCAATGAAGTATTTTTTTAATATTGAAAACCTCGGATATCTTCGGTATAAGCTGCGCTGCATAACATTACTCACAAGCCGTTACACTTATATCATGTTTACATATCTCGAACAAAACCGTTTTCGAAAAAGTTGGGAAGTGCAGCTTGATGAATTAAGGCAAATACTTGATTGCGATAAGGAAGAACTGTATAAAGAATACAAGTTTTTCAATCAAAAGATATTGAAACGTGTTCAAAAAGAAATGGATGAAAAAACTGAATGTCGGTATACATATGAACCCATTAAGAAAGGGCGAACGGTAGTTGGCATAAGATTTGAAGTCGAAACATTACCTATATTGGAAGTGCAAGTTCCAGAAGCGCCAGTGTCGAAGGAAGATACATTAGATCGTCCGCTCTGGGAAAGTGCATTGGATGAATGGAAACTATCACAGGCACAGCTAGAAGAGATACAGACGCTACTCGTAACAGTACCAGTTCATAAGCTGCCAAGTTGCCAGAAGGAAGATCTGGAAAAGGCTTACTACCAGTATATGGCACAGAAGGCAGCAGAGATTAAACGCAGGAATGAACGGAAGCGCATCCTTAGTCGCTTTTCGTATTTGCGAAAACTCATGCAGGAAGATATAGCATCAAAGCCACCGCAGGAAGAAAATCAGAAATCACAGGCGGTTGCAAGGGGGACACAGGCATTCCAAAACTTTACAGAGCGCCAAGATAACAACTATACAGACAAAATTATGGACAAGTTAAAAAGCGATTTAAAGGAATTTCAGGAAAATCAAAGTTGCTGAAACATCAATAGCAGGAGAATTTTGCTTCCCCTGCTATTTTTTTATTGGTTCAGATATTCACTCCCAAACTTTTTCTCAAATTCGTTTAATGCTTCTTTGTGGAGTTTAAAAACATGTCGCTGCGTAAAATGTAACTCATCTACTATTTCGCACCATTGTTGCTGTGCAACGTAACGTTTGAACAGTATATTATAATACTTGAACTCAAGCTGCTCCATTTGAACAATGATTTTAGATTTTAAGTCCACAAAAGAATCAATCATTGAATCAATTTCGCGTTCCATATCTACCAACTTGCAAATCGTAGATGCAGTCTTGTCTGTGGCATGTCCAGTTTGCACATTGACATCTTTTACACAACTTGGAACCGAACAAAGCATATTCTTTAACTGTGTTTTTTCATAGATCTTGTTTGATATTTTAAGATCAAGTACGCTAATTTGTGATAGATAGTGTTTTGTATCCATACATGCCTCCAATCTTAATAGATGCTGTTAATGATTCTTGTTGGTCTTGGTTTTCTGCGCTGTATGCGCAGCGCGAAGTTTGCGAATGTATCTGGTACATCATCAAGCTGCTTTTTCCCACTGGTGGAGTACTGGGCCAGAAGAGACATCATTACACCATATGGCTCTTTTGGTGTATAAAGCTTTTTGTCTTTAAAGACAACGTGCTGCAATATCCAGTTCGAACACTGATATATTCTCGCTTCCTTATTCGTTTCGGTCATTCGAGATGATATGTTGCAAATCCAGCCTTTTTCAAGGACACGTTTATCAACTTCCAGAGAAACACGGTCTCCACCACTATTACCCTCAAACTCGCAATCTTCAACCTTGTTGTCAGCAAGGAGGTTTGCAGAATTTTCGTACTGCGCCTCATAATCAGAAGAATTACTGCACACACAGTCTACGCAGTAATATAAATCTTTTCCTTCGTACTTTATAAGTACTGGAAGAACGAAGAAATCAGTACCTGTTGATTTTGTATCGGCTTGAGCAGTGATACGTTCAATTTTCGAGGTCGGAAGTTCCTTGTATCGCATGATTTTTTCTTCTGGAAACAGCAGTCCTTCTCTTTCGACTGGCTGTTGCATGTAAAGGCAGTTGTATGACACATCATCCATCAACAGCGCTTGCTTTGCAAAGAACTCCTTTGTAAAGCCACCTATTGCATAGTCAAAGTTACTGTCGCCCGTCTCTGGATCAGTAGCAGGAATGGAAATGACTCTTACACGGTTATTTCCTTCATATATATCTATCAGTCTTCCAATAACATCTTGCGTTGACCAGCGTGTTGCTTCCATGATTTCTTTACAAGGATTATTATTGCTATCAACTGTTTTTCGCTGCAATGCATCTACAGTATAAGCTCCCCACATCTTGTCGAGGTAGTTCTTGTTCAAGGCTTCTTCTAGGCTACCAATCATATCATCAGTAAGTAAAAATTTGCTTGCACGAACTTTTCCGGCACTCTTCGCGCCTACAGATGTTGTTTGCAAAGATGGAAATGGCTTATATTTTCCAACATTGAATTGTTGCATCAGTGCATTTGTAGATGTGATTTTCAAGTCTGGAAAGATATCGTGCCAAGCGTACTCAAGTGAATCATCAACCATTTGATAAACACCATCGTAATACATTCGCGTAATATCACCTGAGTGCGAATAGAACAGGCTGTAATCGTCTGGGAACCAACCAATTACGGCTGAATGGAAGAACTTGAGCAGGGTTGTGTTGTGCGTAACAATATAATCGTCAGTGACATATAAATGTGACGGATCATCAATATATATACACTGGCATTCATCAAGCCCGACATATTTAATTGATTTTATTCTACAGTATTCAAAATGGTTGAAGTTTTCACCAGAAATGCAAGGTATGTAAAAGTGAGTTGGTTTGTAAAGCATTCTTGAAGTATCTACAACTTTTTGATATCCAGAAACTCCAAGTGAAGTTTCGTAAATTGATAACCATAAATGATTATCAGATGCTCTGCATTTATAACCGTTTTCAAGCGTTATTTCGTAAATTTTACGCAAACCTTGGGGAAAGATTCCGGTTACGGTTGATTCATTGCCATTCGCAGCAAATACTTTGTCGCCAACCTTTAAATCGCCCATCCGAACAAAACCGTTCGGAGTAAGTACCTTTGAATATAATGGCTGTGCCTTGCCCGTACCAGGCGGCATGGATATACACAGAATGTCGTACTTATCATCAAGCATACCTTGATAAGATTCTATAAGCTGGAACTTCTCGAACTGCTTAATCTTTGGCTTGTAGAACATCTTTCGAGGTTCGCGCTTGTGCTCTAAGAATAGTAAATAATCATTGAATATTCTTGCTCGTGCACCATTCAGATAAGTCTGCCAATACAGTTTGTCCCACTCGTCGCCCTCTACTTTTCTGTTGCGGTTGCAGTACCATCGGACATAGCTATTTACATGGTCGCCATACCCTCTGTACGCATCAAGGTTCTTAAAATCACGATTTGGTATAAACTCGTTGGCATCAAGCAGAATCAGTCTTGCTCCGCCACATAAGGTGCTGAGCTGGCTGTATGTAGGTTGCATGATGATCTGGCGCTGTATATTTTCCACACGTTCTTTATGCTGTCTTAGCTCTAACAAAAAAGAGGCTCCTCCTTTCTTAACATTTAAAGAAGAGCCTCCATTTTGGCTGTTACATAATCACCATTTTGATTATGCCGTTTTAATTATTTTCTTACTATGTCTTCTCTGTTTACCCAACCGTAGACGTTATCGCCTATGATGTGATACTGATGCTTGCCACTCTCGCAAATACTTGTTACAGTTGCAACCTCTGGAACTGCAGTGATTGGCTTATCGGCCCATGCTGACATATACTGTTTATTGCCTGTGAATTGGACTTTATCGCCTAAGTTTATAACTTGTGCGTTGGTATTTGGAGAATAGCTGTAATAGCCATTTCCTGCCTTTGTAAAGGCATATCCGCAAGCCTCTCCCGGCCATACAATCTTATACCATCCAGAAGCTGTGATATCAAGGACTTCTACAGCTACATCTTTTTTGATTACTGCAAGGGACGTTGCACCAATGTCGGCGCCATTGCGTACATGCATAGCCTGCTTTGCTACTGCTGTACCTATGCCAGTACCGCAGAGTGTAGTGTTACCAGTTGAGATAATCTCGCACTCCACTTTAGAGCCATCGTCCAGTACTACTACAGTATGTCCCTGTACAGTTGTACACAAAATATCTCCACGCATCTGATATGCTGAGGACTCTGTACATTTTGGCTCACGGATGATTTCAAATTCATCTGTAGCATCCAAAACCTCAACTTCGTTGGCAGTAGAAAACCACGGAATGTCGCGCTGCAAAGCATATGCCACGCATGCACGTACAAGGCTGCTACAGTCTGTCTCCACTGGGGTGTTAACCTTGCTGCAATCCCATCCGTACTGCTTAGCCTTGTCGTACAAATCCCAAGATGTAGACTGATCGTAACCGATATTATTATTTGCGCACGCTGCTTCCATGCACTGTGCAATGCGCTCACGCACTGCTGCATCTTTAGCACGGATAACTACCCACCCCTTATCATGGCGATACCATGCTTCTACAGCTACTTCCTGCCCTGTCTGATCTCCTGCCTGTCCGCCAATCACTTTTCCATTCTCATCAATTCTCGCCGAACCTACTCTAACCATTTAATTTCCTCCATTCAGTGTAAAAAAGCCAATCTTCTGCTAATATGTCTTCAACAGAAGGTGTCCAGTCAATTTGTGTACCGTTTGGATACACAAGAGCAATAGTTGTTTTGCTATTTTTTACAAGTTTAAGATATATTTTTTTCTCATGCCAGGCTTTACGTGTTATTTCGGAACCACCTTTGAGTGCAAAAAGAGCGTGGTTGAAAGAAAATGGTCTTGAGAAGTAGAATGCTCCCAATTTCGAACGATCTGCTTCATCTGCTGGATACCAGTCAATTGCATATAAAGCCTCAAATACATAATCAATATGATCTTGGTCATTCATTGCGAAAAGCTTTTCGTCTGTATGCCCTGTAGGATATTTGATCATAATTGTCTTCCGTTCATTATCCCAATACCAAATTTCAGGATATTTTCGGCGTTTCATTGGGATTCCGTCCTGCATGTTGAAAATTGCTATTCTTGAATCCATGGTGCTTAATCCTCTTCGTAGATGATATCTAGCCCATACGCAACAGCTGCATCATGTTCGATACGGCATCCACGAGCATTTTCCCATCCTTTACAGAAATATGCAGCATGGCACAGGCTCATGTTCTCCAGAGATTTTGCTAAGAAACAGAGTGGAATCTGTACAACACCGCGTTCCTTCATTGACTCGTTGCTGTACCACTCGTCTGTAAAAAGAGTGTTTACGATTTCATAGCCCTTCGCCTCTAAAGCTGTAACAGCCTTTTCTCTTGTTGCAACAATTTCCTCATCAGTTTTGCCAGCCATTGGCTGTGATAGCATTGCTTTCATCTTTCTTATTCCTCCTTGTGGCATGTATTCTGTACTTTCTTGTACACGTCTTCGTACAGTTCCTGTTTGTCGCCGTTGTAAGCATACTCGGCATAAACTCCATCTCCCGACACTGTGGTGGCTGCCAGTAACTTGTAATTTTGCAAAGTCTTACAACTCCATACAACGAAAACATTATCTGGAGTAATCTTTTCTACTCCCTCTTGCTTGTCATACCATTCTGACAATTTTCTTTTGCACACATTCTGAAAGTGTGCCATGCCTGTAACAATCATTTATTTGCTCTCCTATTCCTCGTAAATAATTTTTAAGCCGTATGCCGAAGCAGCATTATGATCGAGCCAACAACCAACCGCGTTTTTCCATCCTTTACAAAAGTAAATTGCGCTAGAACGGGTTATGCGAATAAAAAGCTCAGCAACAAAATATTCAGGAACGGTGACTACGCTACTTTGCTCAAGAGAAGCCTTGGAGTTGTACCATTCTTCTAAAAAAGGAACGTCTATAGGTTCATACCCCATTTCTTTTAAAGCTTGAACGGCTTTTTCTCTTGTGGCTTTAATTTCTTCAATGGTTTTACCACAAATTGGTTGCGAAATCATAGCTATCTTAGCTCTGCTGTTAAGGCTCTCACTGTTCAAATGCCAAACAATCCAATTATCGGATGCAATGTTTGAAAAAGTATAATCTGGATTAGCTGTTTTTCTAATGTCAAACTCCTCACCATCTTTTGTGTGGATGATGATGGTCTGCTTTTCTTTGGACCAGTACCAATAGCCTGCCCATGACGGAAGCTTTATCAGCGCACCCTGTTTCATCAATTTAAATGCTTCTGAAAATCTCATGCGTACTCCTCCTTTAAACTATTAAGGCTATAATTGTTGTTGCTAAGAATACAATAGTTGTAAACATAAATATTTTTTGGTTGCGTTTTAGGCTATAAAGAGTGTTGAATGCATCTACAGCGATCATTCCCTCACTGAAATACTGATTTGTATAATCGTTATAGCGGTCACGGCCAAGTAGATCTTTTAAAAAATCATCTTGTATGCGATTTAGGCGTTCGTAACGCTTTCGATAATATCCAGTTTCCCATTCCAGACTTTCTTTTGTATAAATTTCCCAATCATCACTTACTGAGGCTTTCAACAAAGATCTTAAATGCTCACGAGATATTTGAACAGTCGAAAGGTTGTCAAGAGTCTGCTTAACATATTCTGGGTGGAAATACTCTTCGTCGCTCCACAATCTTACATTTTGACCATTTTCTGAGGCTTTTAAAGCATCTTCGTATGTCATAAAAGATTTTTCTCCTTTCCTAAGTGTTTGGCGACAGTTTTCTAAGCTTTCCGCACTTTAGCACGGCAAATTTCATTTCCAAGCCCTTGTTATGGTCCTGTGAAATCGAACGTATTACGCATGTTTACTATGTAAACGTAAAGTTTACTCGTGATGAGTTGCCTTGAGTCCCCATTCAGGCAAGAAATTGATCTCATAACGGTATTTGTCTACCTCTGAACCAGAGATATCCTCGACAACGTACATGGTGTAGTCGTTCAAATACACGTAATCTTTCTGATATTTGCCTTCGGCAGTCTCAATAATGACTTCAAGTTCATTTGATGAATTGTTCTTTAATGCAAATGTTCCAGTCAGCTCCAGAAGAACTGTGTCGGTTCTTGCGTTCAGAACAGTAAGCTTCCTAGTCACGTTGAAGTTGTCCGCCTGCTTAGAGATATTAGAACTTACCTGATCGGCTTCTGTACAGCCAATGGCTGCACCAGAAAGCATCACTGCGGCTGCAAGGGTAACAATTAGTCTTTTTAATTTCATTGTCCATGTCCTCCATTGGTTGATTCATTAAATCTTTTTACACCATTTGAAAAAATATCAGGATCTTTTTCAAAACAAATGTAATGACGGCCAGTATTCACAGCTGCTATTGCTGCTGTCATGCTTCCAGCACAGATATCAAGTACTGTGTCGTTTGGGTTGCTATATGTCTTAATCAATTCTTCGATTAGTTTAACTGGCTTTTGTGTCTGATGATATCCGTTTTCATTTGAAAATCTCCACACAGATCTTGGATATCTTTGTGTGCTTTCATAGTCAGTTGGTGTATAGTTTCCGTAGCATTTTGATGTTGCTTTCTGAGTTTTTCGAACCCGTTTAACAGGCATACCGTTTTTCATTTGTGGATTGTATGTTGGCAAACACTTATAGAACACGCAAATATCTTCATGCGCTCTAAGTGGCATACGGTTCGCATTGAGAAATCCAGATGCATTTGCTTTTTCATAAATCAAATTATAGTGCCACATTTTGCAATTGCTTTTCATCAAGTCTGCCGTGAACATACCAGATGCAAAGAGGATAATTGCACCATTGTCTTTGATTATTCGGTTAATGCCCCCCCCATAAGTCATCAAACGGAATCGGAGTATCCCATTTATTTCTTGTAATCCCGTATGGAAGATCTGTGCAAACCATGTCAATCGACTTGTCAGGTATACTTTTCATTCCATCTCTGCAGTCAATGTTAATCATGACATCAATCATCGGTACACCACCTTCTTGCTAACTTCGGCAACACTGATTCCAGCTGCGGTTCGCCGTACCTCAACGTCTTTACCTTTTTTGAGTGCCGCCGCTATAAGGGCGGCTTGTTCCACAACTTTTGTTTGCAAATCATCTTGCTGCATTTCGCTCTCCTTTCTACATGCCTGGTCCCCCCGGAAGATAACTACCATTGACGGAAATGGTGCCGAAAATTGACTGTTTCCAAATTTAAGCCTTCCTTTGATGAATCGTATTTCCGACCGATTAAGGATAAAATTATGAAAATACCTTGTATCAGTTCTAGCAGGAATTAACATAACAACAATTGTATTGGCCTTTGTTCCCTCTATGTATGCTTTTTCAACCCAAAGTGCAATATCTTTGCCATATGGTGGATTGCAGAATACGCAATGTCCCTCCCAATCTTTAGATAAGCCGTTCTGTTCCTTTGTAAAAAAATGTTGGCACTTATGATTTAATTCATCGGCGCAAGGATCAAGATCAAAATTAAATTCATTATTCAGTTCATCAAAGAAGTCTTGCGGAGTGGACCATTGATCGGTTTTACTACTGTACATGACGCTGTTCATCGTGGCATATCCCCTATCTACGATTCAATCGAACACATTCCAATACACTGCGGCGTGTCAAAAATCTTTTCTCGCATTCGTCTAGTGCAGACATATCTGCCTTCCTTCCAGTTAATGCGCTCGTCTTTTCCTTCATCACACGTTATGGTTAAATCTCCGATATCAAATGGATTTCCATATGCTTTCCAGTCTTCGACAATGTAGTGGAACATATCTTCGACAGAATCAAAGATTCTCATTTCTGCCATTGCGTCGCATAATGCTCCTCTGTGTGGTCTATATTTCACCATGAATCAGCCCTCCTCAAAAGCATAGCCTTTGATCTTATTGTCAACGAATCGAATCTGGCTAGGATTTACCTCGCCCATCGTGCCATCATTATACTCTACAAGCCCAAATATCATGCTCATTTGTCCCTCAGGACAACCGCCAATATACAAATCCGCTGCAACAGGCTTTGCAAAATTTTCCCACATATGGAATAACGCTTTCTTTTCTTCGCCATTTTGAGTTACAATACATGGACGAACCCCAAAGTTGATTTCTATATTCTGCATTTACACCTCCTAGTGTACGTGTATACTTGTATCAACGTACATATATAGCTAGCATAATGTACGTGTATATAGCTAGCAAGTTAATACAAGTGTTTATAAAACAACATTTCTCGGATGCTGCCAGACATGTAGTGTGATAAACTCTTTACAATCACTCCATGTTTGCTGCCGTAATCAGTTTTTAGATACTCTTCGATCAAAACCTTGTTGCTTTGAAGGTCATCATAGTCATCTTTTAAAGATTCTGGTGACTTGATATAGCTTCTTGCAACTCGTTTAAGGCTCTCGTCTGATAGATTCTTGGCATCAAAGCCTGTAGATGCTTTGTATTGATGGTTAAACTCAAAAATAATAGCAGTCAGGCTGTTATATTCCTTGTCAACCCAGTCATTTTCCTGTTGCTCTGTAGTAAAGATGTTTCTAAGATTGTTCGAATACAGTCTGTGAAGCTCATCTTTAAGAACTGGCTCCTTAGATTTGATAAAATCATCTGGATCAACAGTAGGTTCTTTCTTTTGAGGCTTGCCACCTGAGTTTTGAGCACTTTTAGTGCGCGAAACCATGTATTTATCTCTATTGTCAACTTTAGTTGATAATAGAGCATGTTCTTTATCTGTATCACTTAAACTACTGTTATACTTAATATCTATTGTATTACTTATCTGTGGACTTTTTTCAACCCCACCCTGTTGATTTTTCTCCATACCCCCACATGGATTTTTTTCCATGTTAGAAGAAATAGATTTTTCATTGACAAAAGAATCAAAAAATTTCTGGGTGAGTATAATGATTCGCTTGTCGATTTCTTTAGTGTTTTCTTTGTATTCAAAGATTCTTTCAATCAATCCCAGTTGCTCAAATTTTAAAAGCATCTTTTGAATACTATTTTCTTTCAAGCCAATGAAGTTGGCAAAATGCTTGTTAGAAGCAAAGCAGCCTTTGTCTTTTTGAGTAAGACTGTATATCTCAATTAACAAGAATTTCTCTCTAGGACTTAAATCCGGTGATAAATAAAGACGTTCTGGAATCCAGATTCCTTTAAAATCTCTGCCCTCCGATATTACTATTTCTTTTTTTGCCTTCTCCGACATCTGTTTTACCTCCTGTGCGATAATGTATTCCTGTGATTACAAATCAGTTGCCAAGCAGTCACAGGTTCTGCTTTTCGGGAGCTACCCTAGGCAACTGGAGCGCCGCGAGAAGGATTCGAACCCTCAGTCCTTTTACAGATCACTAGTTTTCAAGACTAGCCCAGTACCATTGTGGCATCGCGGCAAAAGTGGGTAGAGCAGGACTCGAACCTACATATCCGAAGATGACAGATTTACAGTCTGTTGCAATACCAATTCTGCACATCTACCCAAAAACCGCCTATACGGTTGCGGCTGACTTGTCCGCAGGTTGATTCTCACGGGGAGTTGCAGTTGCTACTTTGTGGGAAAAGAGAAAGGGATTTCACAAGAGAAAGAAAAAACCACATTGTTTACAAACTGCATATGGACCTTCTGGGACTCGAACCCAGACCCGGCTGCTTATGAGGCAGCTGCCCTAACCTATTGAGCTAAAGGTCCGTATGCGCCATATGGGACTCGAACCCACGACGCCTTGATTAAAAGTCAAGTGCTCTTCCAGCTGAGCTAATGGCACAACAGGGCTAGTTGGAATCGAACCAACAGTGCAGGAATCAAAATCCTGTGCCTTACCATTTGGCGATAACCCCAGCGTGATCTTATCCTCACAAACCACTGGCTGTCAAGACAAGATTCATGATAAAGAACGCGGAAAGTATTACAGCACTGGCAAGTCTTTCTTTGGATCTTTTCTCGTTCAGCCACCCTATAATGCTAGTCAGCATAAAGATGTTGAAAAGAGATGCCAGAACACGGAGAATAAGAACAAACATTAAATATCCCCTTCCTTTCTGTGGAGTGAATTTTCAGCTTTGAAGCCGTCAGGATAGCGCTCCCAAAGCTTCTTGTTGTTTTTGATTGCAATATCCTCAAGAGAGGTATCAAGTGCCTCAGCAGTAAGTGCCAGATAATACAGCACATCGCCGCACTCCTTGATAAGATGCTCTCTATCAAATGGATGCCCCTGAAAAATCTGCTTTTTAAGAAGATCAACAAGCTCACCTGCTTCACCTGCAGCACCGAGGATACCATTCATAAGCATGTTTTCCTTTGTTGCTTTTGTTACGTCTGATGCGGTTCTCATTACACCGCGCTGATACTCGTCAAATGTCATTTCGTTTCCTTTCCAGTGATAAGATCACTATACGGCAATGTTTCAATCCAGTTGCAAAAATCTCGCCATTCGTCTAACTTATGATTTTGACGGGATTTATAAATATTTGCCAGAACCTCGTAGTTCAGCATTGAATTACGAGTCTGATTATAGCTACTTGGAAGAAGCTGAATAAGCTGCCACCAATATTTTTTGTCTTTGGTTTCAATATACTTCTTTCGGTAATAATTCAGGGCTTGTATTGTGAAATCTAAAATATCTTCCGATGAGAAATAAATACCATCTTGAATATTTACAGAAAAAAACATATTTGATGTTTCCATATCCCAAGCACCTGAATAAACATTAGGGCTTTTAAAAATATGCTCATGGCTAAAATCACTACGATTAAATTCCTTTTCAGTGATCTTATGCATGGTACTGCATGAATTTGCAACTGTACCGACCTTGTAAGTGTCAAATTCTTTCCACCAATATAATGGTGCTGTAATACGAACGTAAACTGGCATCATTCTTAAATACTTCCTATGATCAGTTCCGAATTTTGCTAGTTTAAACATGAGTGAGTGATCTTTGTCCCCAAGTCTATATTTCCCATTTCGTGGACAAAGATCGTCTCCAGTGCATTCGGCTTTGCATATTTCGTTACTGCAACAAACGCATTGATAACCGCTATCGCTTTTATCCCAACTATTCATCGGATTACGCATTCCCTCAATCACAAATTCCATCTGTTCGGGACTCGGTAATACAGTATGTTCTAATCTAATCATGAAGACTCCTCTATGTTGAACACTTCTTTTTCGTATTCGATAAAAGATTCTAAAATTTTATCGAAAAATACATATTTGAAATATTCTTGAAGTTGGCAAGTATCAAGGTCTTTCAACAGCCAAAGCTCAAAAGCATAGTTAAAGCGCCGTGAAGTACCATCACATGATTTTTTCTCAAAAGCAACAATTATGCAGTTAAAATGCGATGGAATAGTCTTGGCATCAATTCCAAAAGACTTGCTAAGCTTGATCAGCGCAGAAATGCATTTGTCTATATCACTCATAGGCACTCCTTTCTTATCGAGTTGCTGACAAAATAATCTCGTTATTACACTGCGGACAGATGATGTAAGTTGTATTTTTACTGCTTAGCCAAGATGCAGATGATGTTTCTGCAATTGAGTGCGACGATTTCTCAAGAATGTCAGAAATATCGTAGCTCAAAAGCGCACCGCAATTTGGACATTCAACTTCCTTTTTTGTACCAGGCCTCAAAATTTTTATCATTCCACATAACCTGCTACTCAAAATATGTGTAAATATACTCATATTGAGAATTGTAGGTTCTCACGAACACTACTTACTGCTTCACCGTGTATGCTTTTGACGAACCGAAGTTCTGTCTACTCACAAGTTCTTGTACACTCCACAGTCGTCAATTCCCCAGATAGCCCTGGGTACATACTTACGGTTGCGTTCAATTATGCAATTTCGTAAGTTACTGCATCTTTCAAATTAAGTGCCGCATTTCGATCACGATCTTCTATATAGCCACAACTGCATCTGTAAATTCGATCTGAAAGCTTTAAATCTTTCCTGATGCATCCGCAACTGTGACATTTTCTTGAAGACGGATACCATCTGCTTACTACTCTTAACTCAATTCCTTCTTCGTGGCATTTTTTCATGAGCTTTTCTCGAAACTCATAAAATTTCTCTGATGCCACTGCCTTTGAAAGATGTCGATTTTTCATCATACCTTTTACATTCAGATCTTCAATCGTTATATACGATGGCTTGGTTTTCACCATCTCTGCGATTGTCTTATTGATGTAATCGGTTCGAATCTGATTAATTCTTTGATGAAGTTTTTGTACCCTAAGCTTTTGTTTTTGTATATTTGCTCTTTGAGCAGACTCTCCTTTCCTCATTTTCTTTAAATTCTCATATTTACGAGACAGACAGCGTTGCGCCCGTCTCAACTGTTTTTCAAGCTTTTTGATTCGGCTTGTTTTGTTGATATTTTTATAAATTTTACCATTTGAAAGAACCGCAAATTCTTTTAGTCCAAGATCAATTCCAATTCCTTCTGTTTGATCTTCCTTCGATTTGACCTGCAAATCCAAAACATCCACTAAAACGGATACATAGTATCGACCCGCTTTTTTCGAAACGGCTCCGCTTCGAATCCGCCAGCCATCTTTCGTCGTTGGCAGATATCCCTTTTCCTTTAGTCTCACCCAGCCAAGGGTGGGAATGTTAATTCGATGACGCTCACAATAGCAGTCTTTAGGATTATTCTTTACAAAATACATCTTTACATCTGAGATATCTTTCTTTTTGAATTTAGGAAATCCACTCTGATGTTTAAAAAATCTTGTAAATGCGATGCATCCACATTCAACTGCATGTTTTGCTGCCTTTGAACTGACTTCCTTTATCCATGAATTTTCAGGATGTGTCGGCAGATATTCATTATTCAGCCATACGCTAAAGGACTTTCCACTCATGAATTTTTCTCCCTGCTCATAACGTTTTAAGTTATAAGAAAGGTAAAAATTGTATAGATACCGACAGGTTCCAATTGTCTTATTGATCTTCGTTATCTGCTCCGGTGTAGGATTGATTTCCGTCTTGAAGCTCTTTAGCAAGTCCATCATCTCCTTCTATTTGTTTTTTATACTTACGAAGTCCATACAATCTGCAAGAAAACACATGAAGAATGGAAACGATATCCTGTACAAGCTCCTCCTGTGGTGATAATGATTCATTATTTACTACCACAATTGTTGTATTAAATTTCGCACAGAATCTTTCAAACCAATCATATCCAAAGCGAACAAAACGGTCTCTATGCGTTATCACAATTGTTTTGATTTTTTGTTCCATCACCTCATCCAATAATTCATTCCATTTCTTGCGGTTGTAATTAAGACCACTTCCATATTCTTCTATGCATTGATCTACAATCATGCCTCTTGCATTGCAAAACTGACGTGAAAATGCGGTTTGGTTTTGTAAATCATCTTTTTGATTTTTTGTAGACACTCTGGCATAGAGAATAACTTTGCGTGTATCATCTTCTGTTATCCCTTTAAATTCAAGATACTGTTTGTAAGTATAATAACGCCTATTGGTTGGTGTACGATTTGCTGTAAGTGTTCCTTCTCGATCCCACCGCTGTAAGGTCTTAACAGAAACACCCAACAGCTCTGCAAATTCCTTTGGTTTGTAATTTGTAATGTTTGATGTGTTCATAATACCTCCTTTGAGGATATTTAAACACATTAAGGCATTATTGTCAATAGATTTAATTACATATTGTATTCTCCTGTTCTTGTGTTCTATCTGGCATGTAACCATTTGGGTAACGTTTATTCGTTCACGATTGATTCCGTGCCCTTCACGGCACAACTGGCAAAACAGTATGTCACCGCAATGCTGACATTCGTCGGCTATTTCTTTGGTTGATATTTTCATTAGTCTGGAACCTGCATCAGAAGTCTAAAGGTGTTTTTACCTTTCACTGTCACGAGGGTTCGAGTCCCAGTAAAGTGGTTATATGGATTTTTAAAATCTTTCATCTGGAACAGTCCTTGCTTACGGTATATCTCGTAAGGCTTTAAAATACCCTTGGAATCTTTGTAAACATAACCCTTAGCAATTAACCATTCAGTAAATTCTGTTTGGCTATACCCTAATTCTTTAGCTGTATCTCGGAAGTTTGTAAGAAGATTGCTATTTACCAGAGAATCAAAATACTCAGCCTTTGGTGCTTGCTCCTGAACAGTTTCAATGAGTTTTTGTTTTTCTTCTTGTTCTTCAATCCAGCGTTTTGCTCTCTCAACCGGGTCTTCAATCATGTAGGAGTCGGGTTTACGCTCGTTAATGCTGCAAGAACCAGTTTTGCGGATAGCAGGTAGGACTTCAGATGTTACCCAGTGTTTGAATCTCTTTGCAGATTCTAACTTACTGCAGAAGATCAAGGCATATACTCCCGACTCGCTTATAAGGATTGCTTCTCTGCCCTGACCTGATAGAACGATTCGTTCAGTCAGCTTATCATCATCATCAACATGATCTCTGAGTGCTTTTTGTGGATTATGATATCCCAGTGCCTCTGCTACATCCTTTCCGACAAACCAGACTTCTCCGTTAATAAGTTCCGTTCTGATATCTCCAAATTCTGGACTGTTAAAGATTGTTATATTATTCATATAAACACCTACCTTCCTGGTATGCCTTGACATTATGGCAAAGAAACTGTCAAGGCTCACAGCTTTCAGGTCGCGATTCCCTATCTTTGCCATATGTGTAGTTACGAGTTAAAAGGGGCTTTTTATTTTGGAAAAATATTTTGGGGACTAAGTAGCCCCATGCCGGGGGCACGCTCTCAGACCCCTACACCCCTTTTCGTGTGATCATCTGGCAGCTGTGCAGCTGGTCGCGGCTCCCTGATCCTATGGCGGCAAAACCTAAATTGTGCGTATTTGTATATACAAAAGCAACAGTGTTTTGCTGTCCTGGTCTGAGTATACGCACCATTGACCGTTAAAAGTTCGTATAACAAACATTATACGAACTTAATACTATCTGAGAGATTAACGCAGATCAAGAAACCTTGACCAATCTTAATTTAAATCGTCAGACAATTTAAAATCCGATAGCTTCGGGGCTTCTGGCTCTGCATCAATGACTTTTTCCCACTCTTCCGCCGTTATCTGTTTGGCTTCTGGTGCTGTCTCAGCTGATAACCGGAACTCTGACGCGTTGACATAGTCGGAATTGTTGGTAAGATCAAAGATTGCAAGCACTGGTGGCATTTTGCCAGTAAATGCAAGCTGCTTCTTGCAAGCTGTTATAACGCCTTTTACCGCGTCTATAGTAGACTTCCAATCACTGCTACGCTTTTCGTAGCCCGTGATCATGTGCCGCGTAACTCCCAAAAATGCCGCCCAGGATTCTATATCAGGCACTAGGCGCAGCTTTCCGCCTTCCGTTGGGGTTTTGTTTACGTTCCGGACAAATGTCAGATACTCTTCTGAGTCGTGCTTGAAACTTTTTAGCCCTTCGGGAGAGTTGCTATACATGGGCTGTGAACCTTTTTCACGTGCTCTAGCTAGCCCCTGCAGAGATACGTCAAGGATAGCGTCCAGTTCGTCTCCGTCCATGGTTTCTGCAATATCCCTATAGCTTGGCATTCGTTTCCCTCCTCTTGGCATTCTGTAGCCCTCCTTTCCCTGTATTTCTTTTTGTCGTGCGTATATGTGGCTATATCTTAGCCTTTCCCCTTCAAACGCCTTCTAGCCGCATTCCGTGCCCTTGCAGCGCCCTTCTGTGCGTGCTCATCGTGTCCAACTCTCGTCTGTGTCCGTCCTGGCTGCCTGTCCTCATCTGTGCGCCTGTCTGTGTATCTCTCATCTGCTGGCTACACATGTGTCCGTCTCTGACTTGATCAGCTGTCAACTGTCAGCTCCTGCACTCTGTATCTGTATATACTTAGATACACTATACACATACCTACTTACCAGATATCTATATACTGTACATACAGATATACATATACTTATACCTATGCCTATACAGTACATAGAGACATACTATACATATACCTTATACATACTGTACATATATACCTTATACAGATATACTTAATATATATTATCAGACAATATATTATATATACTCTATATACACTGTACATATACAGATATTATATACATATACACCATATAATTATAAATATAATATAAATACACTGATAATATATTAAATATACCGATAA